GCCGGCCGGCTATTTCTGGGAAATCACGACCGGGCAAGGCGAGCGGCAGCAGTGGCCGACGTGGTCGTGGACGTGCCTCGATAACCCGCACGTCCCGGGCGCGGAGGAGATCGCGCGGGTCAAGCGCGAGAACCGCTGGGCCGACGACCATCCGACGCTCCGCCGCGAGTGGCTCGGGCAATGGGTTTCGGACGAGTCGGCGATAATCTACCCGTACGACGCGGCGCGGAACGCCGGCCGCCCGGCTTCGCTTGACCGGGCGTTCCGCGTGCTCTCGGTCGACCCCGGCTTCGACGACCCGTCCGCGTTCGTCGTGTCCGTGTCGTTCCCGGGCAACCCGTCGGTCTACGGCGAGCGCGCATGGCGGCGCGGCGGGCTAACCGTCGCGGGGCTCGCGGCGCAGATCGAAGCGATCCGGACGAACCGGGACGCGCCGGTGCATCAAGTCGTGGTCGACCAGGGGGGGCTTGGCCGGATGATTGCGGAGGACCTCCGCAAAACGTACGGGATTCCGTGCATCGCGGCGCAGAAGTCGGCCAAGCAGACGGCGATCCACGAGCTCCGCGGCGCGATGCTGGCCGGGACGCTGCTCGTCGACCCGATGCAATGCCAAGAGCTCATTGCCGAGTGGCTCAGCGTCCCGTGGAACGCGGAGCGGGACGACCACGACGAACGGATCCGGGACGACCTCTGCGACGCGATGCTCTACGGCTACCGCGCGCACCGGCTGAGCTACCGAGCCGAGCCGGAGCCGCCGAGCCCGGACAGCCCGGAGGGGCGCGCGGCGTACAAGGCGCAGCGCATCGCGCAGATCACGGCGGAACGGACGCGCGGACGGGTGCGGTTTTGATAGGCTAGGCGCATGCACTACGAACGGACCGGGGGATACGAGACAACGCAACCGCGCGAGGCGGGGAACCGCTTCGAGGAGGCGGTCGAGCGCGCCTTTGGCGAGCGGCTTCGCGCCGCTTGGCCGGATCGAACGTTCGGCGGGGACGTTTGGTCTGGGCTCGGCTGCTTCAATTGGCGGAGCGCGGACGGCGATACGGCGGAGTACACGCAGCGCGCGGCCGGGGACCTGCTCGCGACGATTGTGGGGCGCGGGAATTACATGGACTGGTTCCTAACCGCGCCGGACAACATACTCACGGACGAGGTCCGCGAAGCCATGGCGGCGGAGGGTTGGTCTACCTAGCCGCGGTAGTCATATGCGCTCTTAGCTATCGCCCGGCCGCCCCGTGCGGGGTAACCGGGTATTGTGCGAATTGACGCGCCCCGGTGGCACGAGCTCGACGGCGACGAATGCGCCGCCGAGGTCGTCTCGCTTTGCCGCGCGCTCTGGGCCGAGGACGGCGAGGGCCGCCGCGCGAAGTGGCTCGCGGCGTACTCGGTTTACGAAGACCGGCAGCTACATGACGAGACGCTCCGCGGCGGCGCTCCGCTCGGCGCGCGGTACAACGTAACCGCGAGCGTCGTGGATACGGGCGTCGCGGAGATTGCCGCCCGGCAGCGGCCGAAGCCGACGTTTCTCACCAGCGGCGGCGACTGGCGGACGAAGCGCAAGGCGAAGAAGCTCGACAAGTTCGTCGAGGCGCACCTTCACCTTCCGCAAGGTCGCTACCAAGACGTCTGGGAGCTCGGCGAGGACGTGTTCCGCGACGCGGAGGTCACGGGGACCGGGCTCGCGAAGGTGACCATCGACGAGCAGGCCGAGCGGACCCGGTACGACCGCGTCCCGGCTTACGAGGTCATGGTCGACGCCTCCGAAGCGGCGAGCGGCGACCCGCGAAACTGGTTCCACTGCTACGAAATGGACGTGGACCGCGCGCGCGCGGCGTTCGCGCCGTCGGACCGGTCGAAGGGTGACGCAAAGCTCCGCGGCGTGCTCGACGGCGCGGAGTCCGAGGCGCTCCACAAGACCGAGCGGCGCATCGGCCGCCGGGCGTCGCGGACCGTGACGATCTTCGAGGCCTGGTTGCTCCCGCTCGGCCCGGAAGAGCCCGGCGTTCACGTCTACGCCTGCACGGGCGGGCTGCTCTGGCGCGAGGAATGGACGTGGCCCGTCCCGCCGTTCGCGTTCCTGCTCTGGCGGTCTCGCCCGTTCGGGGTATGGGGCTCCGGGCTGGTCGAGCAGATGCACACGCAGCATGAGCGGGTGCAGGAACTCGCCGACCGGCTCCACCGTCGGTATGACCTCTGCTCGCAGAAGCGGACATATTTCGTCCCGGGGCTGGTCGACGAGAAGCAGCTCGAGAAGTCCGACGGCGAGGTCCTGATTCCCGTGACGGACCTCGCGTCCGTGCCGCGCGAGGTGCAGACGCCCCCGGTCACGCCAGCCGAGGCGGCCGCGGTCGAGGACGAGATCCGGCGCTTCTACGACTTGAGCGGCGTTTCGCAAATGAGCGCGCAGGCGCGGAAAGAACCGGGCGTTACGTCCGGCATCGCGCTGCAAACGCTCGGTGACCAAAAGAGCGTCCGCTTCCTGCCGAAGAGCCGCGCGCACGAGCTCTTCTTCTTGCAGATCGGCAAGCTCGACGTGATGGCGACCACGGCGCTCGCGGCGACCAAGCCCGGCGTGCTCGCGCGGTTTCCCGGCAAGCGCTTCGTGAGCGAGATCAAGTGGAGCGATGTTGCGATGGACGAGGACCAGTACGTGGTCCGCGTCGCCGCAACGTCCGCGCTGTCGAAGGACCCGGCGCAGCGGCTCGAGGTTATCGAGCAGCTCGCCGGCATGGGCATGCTTCCCCGCGAGAAGTTTCTCGAGCTGCTCGGCCTGCCGGACCTCGAGGGGGCGCTCGAAATGGCCGGCGCGGAGGCGCAATGGGTCGAGATGCTGCTCGACCGGTATCTCGACGCGGAAGACGCGGACGAGCTCGAGGAGCTCGGCGGGTACACGCCGCCGGACCCGTACATGCGGAACCCGACCGCCGCGCTGGTCGCGGTGGCAGACGCTTACTTCGCCGCGCTGGTCGAGGAATGCCCGGACTTCACGGCTAGCACGCTCCGCCGCTTCATGGCGGACCTGCGGAAGACGCTGCTCCCGAAGCAGCCGCCCCGCCCCGCCCGCCGGACCGCCCGGCATGCTCGCGCCCGCCCCTGCGGCGGTTGGCTCCCCTCCCCCTGGTCCTGCCCAGGGCGCGGGCGCTCCTATTCAGTGACCGACGGAGGAACACTTGACCGACGAAGCAGCACCCGCACCGGAACCCAGTCTCGCCGAACAGTTTGCCGCGCTCGAGGCGGCCGCCGATGGTGCGCCCGCGCCCGCGGCGGAGCCGGAGCAGCCGCCGGCCAGGCCGACCGGCCGCGCCCGCGTGGACCTCGAGGTCGCAAAGCGGGAGGCCAAGCGCGAGGCGCGCGCCGCGTACGACACGAAGACGCGCGAGCTCGACGCCCGGGCCGCGAAGCTCGCGGAGCGCGAGGCGCTCGTCGGCGAGCTGCTCCCGGAGAATCTCGCGGCGGCATTCGAGCGCGGGGATTACGACAAGATCGCCGCGAAGCTCGGCCACAAGGACTGGGCTAGCCTGACCGACGCGGCTATCCGCGCGAAGACGAGCCCGGAGCACCGCGCGGCGCTCAAGGCGGCCGAAGAGGTCGCTGACCTCCGACGGCAGCTTGAGGAGCAGCGCGCCGTGACGGAGCGTTCCGCGCGGGAGCAGCACGAGCAGGCGCGGGCGGCGCAATTCGACCGCGCGCTGAGCGAGACGCTGTCCGCGAGCGCCGATCCGGCCATTGCGGGTCTGACCGCGGATCCGGCGTTCCGGCAGGCGGTCACGTCCTACATGGTCGACCGTTACAATCAGGACGGGACCGAGCTCCCGGCCGAGGAAGCCGCCGCGGCGATCGTCGCGCGCGCCCGGGCTAGCTATGAGCAGCTTGCAAAGGTTTTCCGGGGCGGCGGTGCCGCACCCGTGGTGAACGCTCCCCGGGGCAGCGCAAGCCCCGCGAAACAGCCGGTACGCCTCGCTCCGAGGAACGCCGGACAACCAACAAGCCGTGTCGCGCCGTTGACCCACAGGGAATGGATCGCGGACGCGGCGGCACAAATGACTCGCGCGGTGCTCGAGGACGACGCCGCGACGGGCTCCTAGAGGATTCCAATGCCCGCTTCAACTACCACCACGTTCGCATCGCTGCTCAAGACCCGGTACACCACCGACAAGGTCCAGTCTCTCACCTACACCGACCGGCCGCTGCTCGCGCTGCTCTCGAAGAGCACGGAGTTCTCCGGCGACGGCATGAAGGTTCCTGTCATCGACATCAACCCGCAGGGCGTCGCCGCGCAGTCGCTCAGCATCGCGCAGGGCGCGCAGACGTCGCTGTCCGCCAAGCATTTCACCATCACGGTCGGCGATTACTTCGGCTCGGTCGAGATCGGCGGCAAGGTGATGGCCCTGTCGCGGAACAACATGGGCGCATTCCTCGAGAACAAGGTCGCCGAGATCGACGCGCTGTACGAGCAGATCGCCAACAACCTGCACATCCACCTCTGGGGCAACGGCGGCGGTTCGCTCGGGCAGCGCGCGAGCCTGTCGACCAACACGGTCACGCTTACGGACAAGTCGGACGTCTTCGCGTTCGAGGTCGGAATGACAGTGGCGGTCTCAGCCAACGACGGTTCGGACTCCGCCCACGCGACCCGGCCCGGGACCACGACCGTCGCGAGCGTCTCACCGGAGGACGGGACGGTCACGCTCACCAACGCGGGCGCGTACACCGGCTTCCAGGACGCCGATCACATGTTCCGGTCTGGCGACTTTTTCGGCAACACCGGCGCGGGCGTTATCAAGGGCGTCCAGGCGTACATCACGGCGACGAGCTCCCCGGCGGCGCTCTTCGGCATGACGCGCACGAGCAACCCGACGAAGCTCGCCGGCTGTCGCGTCATTTCGAGCGAGCTGACCGGCCTGAGCGACGAGGACCGGATCAAGAAGCTCGGCGCGTACATGCGCGGCCGCTATCAGGCCAAGGTCGGAAAGCATGCGTTCATGCACCCGGAGGACTGGCAGAACCTCGAGATCGCGCTCAACTCTCGCGGCGTCCGTTCGTTCGAGGACACGACGACCGGGACGGGCTTCACCGCGCTGAACGTCACGATCGGCGGGCAGGTTGTGAAGGTCTACTGCGACCACGCGGCGCCGAAGGGGACGTTTTTTGTCCTGAACCTCGACAACTGGAAGCTCTGGAGCGCCGGCGAGCTCATCAAGCCCGTGCAGGCCGACGGGCTCACCATCCTCCGCAAGAGCACCACGAACGATTTCGAGTATCGGCTCGAGTCGTGGCCACAGCTCGCCTGCAACGCGCCGCTCAACAACGGCCGCGTTCCGCTCAACGCCTGAACCTAGGAGACGAGCATGCCCGCAATCGGACAGCAGGGCCGGCACCCCATGCGGGCGCCCAAGCCCGACGCAACAATCACCTGGATCGTCGTCGATATCGGCGCAGCGGGCGCCGCGACGATCAGGACCGGGTCGTGTCCCGGATGGACGTGTGTCAGGAACACCACCGGGATCTACGACCTCACCTTCCCGCAGTTTCACAGCAACGGAGCGGCGGGATTTACCGCGCGCGTGCAGAAGTCGGCCGTTCCGACCGTCGCGATGGCCACGCCGACCGCGCTCGACGCGGCGGCCGGGACCGCCCAGGTCAAAACGGCGCTTGCAACGCCCGGGACCGGAGTCGATCCGGCCAACGGCGATGTGCTGTTTTTCGCTCTGGTCGGCGGCGCAAGCGGGGTTGTCTGATGGCCCCGAAGGCTCCAAGCATCGCGCTCCTGCTCGGCGGCAAGCCGGGCAAAGACGACGATGACGACGAGGCAGAAGCCATGTCCGACGAGGACGGGGCCGCGATGCTCGACACGATCACGGACACGAGCGCGGACGCGGCCGACCGTATGTCTGCTTTCCGCGAGCTAGTCAGTTATTGCAAATAGAGAGGTGACCGGTGGCCCGTACCCGAACGCTAACCCAGCTCGAGGACGCTCTCGCGGACCGTTGCGACGTTACGATCGGGACGGGCTACCGGCACACACAGACGTACGCATGGGCTCGCCTAAACCGGAGCATCGGCCGGTGGAAGGCGTTGCTTGCTGAATGCGGCGATGACTCAAATCTGACCACGTCGCGCACCACGACCGCGACGAGCTCGACGAAGGACGCGAGCAACTGGGCGCCGCGCGAGTACGTCGCGCAGCCGCCCGGGCTGCTCTATCTGCGGAGCTTGACGTATTGGGACGGCGACGTCCCGGTCCCGATGATGGAAATCGGCGAGGCGCAGCGGCTCGGCTGGGTCCCGGCCGGGCTTGACGTCGGCGCGACCGTGACGGGGCGCCCGTCGTTCTATCGGCTCGGCGGCACGAACGCCGCGGGCTCGGCAATCGTGCAGATCTATCCGTTCGCGGACGCGGTCTATACGCTCGAATTCCGGTACATCCCGGCCCACACGGACCTCTCGAGCGGCGCTAATACGGTCGAGGTCGGCGCGAGCGGGGATGAATGGATCGTTAACGACGCGGCGATCCAGACGCTCGCAAATGACGGGCTGCTCGGAACGCCGGAGGTTCAGGCGCTCGCCGCGTGGAACGCGAAGCTAGAGCGCGAGGTACGCTTCGCGGCCGCTTGCCGCGGGTCGCGTGAGAAATACGACGCGAACGGCAGGCGCCTAGACCTCATGGCCCGGGCTTACTCGCGGGGCGTCCTGTGAGCGCCGGGCGCGGGTATCTGCCCGCGCGGCCCGTCGGCGGCTCGGCGGAGCTGCTCCGCACGGACCTCGCCAAAGCCTTCGAGGCGGTCGAGCGTGAAGCCAAGGGCTGGGGACGCTGGCGGCTCGTCGAGCTCCCGGACACGAAGTCGAGTTACGCGGCGAGCGTCCACGATCTGCTGGTCGTGACGCCCGCGAGCGGCGGGACCAGGGTGTCGCTACCGGACGCCGGCCCGGCGGCGCGGTCGTTCCTCATGATCCGGCACGACTCGGCCGGGACGCTCACGGTAGAGCCGGCCGTGCCCGGGCAGCTCATAGACGGCTCGAGCAGCAAGAGCCTAACCGTAAACGATACGTGGCTCTTCTACTCGACCGGTGGCGAATGGCTCGGCATGCGCTGGCAGTACGCGAGCGCGGGCGGCGGAGCCGTCTCGAGCGTCTTCGGCAGGGCCGGCGCGGTCGTCGCGGTCGCGGGGGATTACGACTCGGACGAGGTCGCGAACGTGAGCGGCGTCGCGGGAGCGTTCGTTAGCGACGCGCTCGACGCGCTCGACGCGGACATTGGAGCCGTAGCAGCCGCCGCGGTCGTCCCTAAGCGGGTCGTGGGCGTCACGTTCGACGGCGGCGGCTCGACGCCGACCGTCGGGAGCGTCGGCTATATCGTCGCGCCCGCGGCGGGCACCATCGACCGCTGGTACATCGTCGCGAACGCGAGCGGCTCGGCCGTGGTCGACGTCTGGAAAGCGGCCGGCTCGATTCCGACCGACGCGAACCGCATCGCCGGAACCGAGAAGCCGACGCTTTTAACGCAGCAGCTCGCAAGCGACACGACGCTTACGACATGGTCCACGCTCGCCGTCTCGGTCGGCGACGTCTTCGGCTTCGAGCTCGAATCCGTCACAACTTGCACGCGCGTTACCGTCGAGGTGCGCTACCAGGAGTTACCGTAATGTCGATCTATTCGCTCGCGCTTCGGACCACCGTCACGACGAACGGCGCGGCGTCGTGGGCCACGCTTTCGCCGGCGACGAACGAGGCGGGACTGATGGAATATGGATTTTTTAACGGAGCCGCGACCGCTAACGTGGTCGGGCTCGGCCGCTCCGCGAACGTCCCTACGCTGACGTCTCCGACGCTGTTTCAGGCTGAGGACGAGGGGCGTCCGGCGGGGCTCACGACCGCGGGCGTGGCATTCGGCACGGCGCCGACCATCCCGGCCCAGTTTTTCCGGCGGTTCCAGACCGCTGCGCTTGTCGGCGCGGCGGTAGTTTTCACCTTCCCGCGCGGTATCGTGCTCGCTGGAGCGGGCGCGGCGCTCGTTACATGGAACCTCGCCGCAAATACGGCGGTGGCCGAAATATACGCCGTGGTGGACGAATGAAGCGGCAGACGCTCGACGACTTGCACGGCGACATTGAGGTCGCTGCAATCACCGTTCGGCTGTGCCGCTCCGGCAACATGAGCATCGCGGGGACTATCACCGACGAGGACTATATTCTCGGCATGCTCGAGACGGCCGCGCAGTATCTCCGCGGGCAGAAGGCAAAGCGGGACCTCGCGAACGGCGGGACGCTGATTGTGCCGAGCTACGACACGGCTTTACACCGTACGCCGCTCGAGCAGAAGCTCATTGCGGCGCGGGACGACGTCGCGGACGCGATGTAATGGGCGCTCGGCTTACATTCGGCACGGCGGGCGCGACCGGCGGCGGCTTCTCCGCGATGCCGGGCGCGTTGCAGCCGGCCTACGAAGAGCCGCACCATCACCCGCGCTGGTCTATGCAGCAGCGTTCCCCGCGGACGCTCCGCGACCGCCATGCGTTCTTCTCGCGCTGGTCGTTCGGGTGCCGCGTAGGTTACGGCGACGTGAGCGGAGCCAACGGGACCGCGCCGGTCGGTCGGACGATAACCGAAAAGGATACTTTCGAGCCGTATTCGATCGACCTTGTTGGCACGCAGAGCACGAAGTTTATTCGCGGCGTTTGCGTAGATTCGACCGGCGCGGTTGCCGCTAGCGCGACGCTCTATGCGTACCGGTCAAGCGATTCCGCGTACGCCGGGACGGCCGTGGCTAACCAGAATGACGGGACGTTTTCAGTCCCAACCCCGTTCTCTGGCGTCAATCATTTCGTCGTGGCGTACAAGGCCGGCAGCCCGGACATTGCCGGGACGACCGTCAACACGCTGGTCCCTGCGAACCTGGACGGGTCGTAATGGCGGGCGTTGATAACTACAGCAAGATCGTGCTCCGGACGCTCCACGCGACTCCGTCCACGGTCGTGCTCCGCCCGTCGCCGAGCCCGCACAATTCGACGAACCGCTGGCCGACCGCGGCGCAGGTGCAGAGCGGCGTGGTCTTCGGCGAGGGGCAATACTACTTGCAGGAATACGAGACCGGAACGCTTGTTGGCGGCGGCGCGGTCACGACGATCCATCCGTTCGCCGGGTAAGTCATGAGCTATCGCGGCGGCAGCAAGGTAGAATTCCCTATCACGGGCGGCATGGACCGCTCCGTTAGCGAGACGGCGTCCGACCCGGGCGGGTCAATGCGAACGGTGATGAATGCGCGCCTTGACGAGCGCGGCCGATGGCGCAAGCGCGGAGGGTACTCCGGGATGAACCGCTCCGGCGGGTCCCCGCCGAACCCGACCGGCGCGATCCGGACCATCGCGGAGGCGGGCGGGTCCGTGCTTGGCTTGACCGCGACCCAGGTAGGCACAATCGATTCCGGCTCGGCGCAATGGTACGCGACGCGCGAAAGCGTCGAGGGGCTTACCGAGGTCCCGCCGCGCTGGGCGCTTACTGGCACGGTCGAGACGGCCGGCAGCAACGCCGGCAACATGGAGCTTCCAAGCATCGCAATCGGCGGCGGGCTCGAGGTCCACGTTTGGAAGGACACGGCGACGACGGGCGGCGCGCTCTTCGTCGCGGTGTATGACTCGGTCACGGGCGGCATGGTCACGCCGCCGACCGTTTACGCGACGGGATACTGGGGACGCATCGTCTACGGGCAGTCTCGTTTTTGCCTGGTCGCGTGGAACGACTCCGGGAGCGTATATGCGGACGTCTTCAACGTCGCGGACCTCCGCGGGCAGGTGACGACGCAGCCGCTCCTTATCGGCTCGGACCTCTCGACCACGTACAAGCAGGTGGACCTCGTCGCGACGGGGTACAGCGGCACGGAGCGGTTCTTTTGCGCGTATCCGACCACGACCGGGCTCCGCATTCGCGAGATTTCGCGGAGCGACGCGACCGTCGCGACGCCGTACACGGCGAGCTATATCGGCGGCGCGCAGAAGGGCGTCTCTATC